AGAATTTCTCCTGATGCTATTGCGTATGTTCCGTCCGGGCTATACAACCCCACAACGAATCAAGTTTATTCTTTATTGCAGAAGGCAATCAAGCCTACTAATCAATTAAGAATGATTGAAGATGCGGTAGTTATCTATCGTATTGCTCGTGCTCCAGAAAGACGTATCTTTTATATCGACGTTGGTAATCTCCCCAAACCTAAAGCTGAGGCATACATGAAAGATGTTATGTCACGCTATAGAAATAAAGTTGTTTATGATTCTAATACTGGTGAGGTTATGGATGACAGAAATCAGATGTCTATGTTGGAAGATTTCTGGCTGCCTCGTCGAGAAGGTGGTAGAGGAACAGATGTAAGTACGTTATCTGGTGGACAAAATCTTGGTGAACTGGAAGATATCAAATACTTCCAGAAGAAACTCTACAAGTCACTGAATATTCCTATCTCTCGTTTAGAGTCAGAAGGTGGTTTTAATCTTGGTAAATCTACAGAGATTACCAGAGATGAAATTAAGTTTAGTAAGTTTATTCAACGTCTGCGTAAGAAGTTTTCAGAACTATTCCAAGATATGCTTAAGACCCAATTAGTTTTAAAGGGTGTAATTAAACCAGAAGATTGGGACCATATTAGAGAATTTATCGTTTATGATTACAAAGATGATAACCATTTTCAAGAGCTAAAAGAACTAGAAATTCTTAATGAAAGAATGACTGCATTACAGGCTGTTAATGATTATGTGGGTACCTATTATTCAGTAGAATATGTCCGTCGTTATGTATTGCGTCAGTCTGATACAGAAATTGAAGAAATTGATAAACAGATTGAACAAGAAAAGAAAGACGATGTTATGGACGATGATGCTGGATTACAACCCGGTATGGCTGTTGGTACTAATATACCTGAGCCAGAGGCACCGCCAGCTGGTAATGGTGCTGCAATGCCAGGACAAGAACCAACAGACCCCGGTGGTGTAGAAGGGCAAGCTGACGCAGATCAGGAATATTCAGGTCCAGAGGCTGCGTAAATTATAAATATTAGAGGAATATACAATGGATAAGAGTCTTAGAAAGATGATTGATAATATTGCCGACGGTGATATGTCAGCCGCTGGTGATGCATTTAATGTTGCTGCAGATGCAGCTAGAGGTGATGCATGGAAACAAGCCAAAATAGATTACGCTCAGAAGGCTTTTAAAGAAGTTGATCTGGGTCAAGAAACTTCTGGAGTAGATACGGGCATTACAGGTGACCCAGCCGAAGTACAAGAGGAATAACTATGAAACTTATATCTGAATCAATTGAAGATGTCGATTATCTTATAGAAGATGATGAGGGAAAGAAGAATTATAAAATTCGGGGTCCCTTTTTACAAGCCGAGATTAAAAATAGAAATGGTCGCATCTATCCGATGTCTATTTTAGAGAAAGAGGTAAACAGATATAATAAAGAATATATCCAGAAGAACAGGGCGTTTGGTGAACTCGGTCATCCTGACGGTCCTACTGTAAACCTAGAGAGAGTATCGCATATGATTACTGCTTTGCATCCTGATGGTACTAATTTCATCGGTGAAGCCAAGATCATGGATACTCCGTATGGAAAAATTGTAAAGAATCTTATAGACGAAGGCGCCAAGTTAGGGGTTTCGTCCCGAGGTATGGGGTCGCTCGCACCACAGCGTGGGGCTCATGTTGTCAAAGATGACTTTTATCTTGCTACTGCTGCTGATATCGTCGCAGATCCGTCTGCCCCCAATGCTTTCGTAGAAGGTATTATGGAAGGCAAAGAGTGGGTATGGGATAATGGTGCAGTTAAAGAGATGGATATTGACGCTTATAAGAGAGAATTGGACAGGAAATACAAATTTGCGCAGGCTAGAGAAGAAAAGGCTGTAGAAATCTTTGAAAATTTCATGTCTAAATTTTGAATATTATAAATAACTTATATGTACATTAAAAACAGGGAGTATTCCAAATGACGGATATTAACACTGAACTAGAGAGAATTGCCGATGAAACATTGGGCAACCCTCTAGAGGAAGCACAGGATGGCTTAGATAGTAAAGGCGATCCACGGGCTGCCATGAAAGGTGCCGCTCCTGCCCAGAAAGAAGCCACAATTGCTGGTGGAACTCCGGGTGGTGAGACACAAGACATGGGACCTGCTGTAGTTTCTCCAGAAGCCAAATCTGATCCAGGTGATGCCGCCAGTAAAAAGGCGAAAAAAGCTACTCCTCCCAAGACTAAACCATCTGATGCTTCTTCTGTAGCTGTTGGCGACGGAAGTGGTGAAATGAAAGTTGGAGCCCGAGAGGAAGTTCAACTAGAAGGTGAAGATCCTGAGGAGACTAACCTGAAAGCAGCACGCAAAGCTGAAAAGAAAGCTGCTGATAAAGGTGGTGAAGATGAGGAAGAGGAAGAAGATCAAGATGATCTAGACAAAGACGATGAAGCGGAAGCTACTCGTAGTAAGAAGCGACCAACCGCTGAAGAGCGTGTTGCAGAGATTGATCTTTCTGACGATGTAAACGCATTGACAGAAGGTGAAGGTCTTTCCGAAGAATTTAAGACAAAAGCTGCTACAATTTTTGAAGCTGCATTGAAGTCAAAGATCCGTACGGAACTTGAGCGTCTAGAGGAAGAGTATGCAGAGGCTTATGATTCCGCTATTAACGAAGCAAAAGATGAGTTGACTGAGAAAGTTGATGGTTACCTCACCTATGTTGTGGAAGAGTGGATGAAGAAGAATGAGTTGGCAGTTGAGCATAGGCTCAAAACTGAACTTGCTGAACAGTTTATTAGTGGTTTAAGAACACTGTTTGAAGAGCATGATATTGCAATTCCTGATGAGAGATTTGATATGTTAGAAGCTGCGGCAACGCAAGCTGATGAAATGGAAAGTCGCCTCAATGAGGAGATTGAGAAGAATGTTGCTCTGACACAGCAAGTAAATGAACTGTCGCAGAATGAAATTCTTTTAGATGTGGCTTCTGATCTAGCAGATACAGAAGTTGAGAAATTTTCTGAGCTAGCAGAAAGTGTAGAGTACGAGAATTCAGACGACTATCGTTTGAAGTTGGAAACAATCAAAGACTCTTATTTTCCAAAAGCGAAGATTAACGAAGAAGTAGAAGCAGCGCCGAATTATGAAGCAGAAACATCCGGTACAATGGCTGCATATATGACTGCTATCGGTAAAGTGCAGAAACGTGCTAGCTGATAGATGAGAATAAAAATTTTTATTTAAATAAAAAAGGGAGAAAACAATGTTTAACACTGAACACCTACAGGAAAAATGGCAGCCAGTCCTAGAGCATCCTGATCTTCCCGAGATTAAGGATCCGTACCGGCGTGCTGTTACTACTGTTATCTTGGAAAACCAAGAAAGAGCTATGGGTGAAGATCGAGAGTTTTTGGGAGAAGTTGCGCCTAATAACGCTACGGGAGCTAACATTCAGAATTGGGATCCAATCCTGATTTCACTAGTTCGTCGTGCGATGCCTTCACTAATTGCTTATGATATCTGCGGCGTACAGCCAATGACTGGTCCTACGGGACTCATTTTTGCAATGAAGGCCAGATACACTTCACAAGCTGGTCCGGAAGCTCTGTATAATGAAGCAAATACATTCTTTGGAGCACAAAAACAGAATGCTACAACGGGCGCACAGGTTTCTACACAGGTAGGCTCTGACGTTATTAAAGCGATGTCTGCTAGTGTATATAGTGCATCAGGTGGTATGACAACTGCTGCTGCAGAAGCTCTTGGCGATTCAAATGCCGATTCTTTTGCTCAGATGGCATTCAGTATTGAGAAAGCGACTGTGACCGCTCGGTCCAGAGCCCTCAAAGCTGAATACACAATGGAACTTGCCCAAGACTTGAAAGCGATCCACGGTCTCGATGCTGAAACCGAACTCGCCAACATCCTCTCGGCTGAGATCCTTGCTGAAATCAATCGTGAAGTAATCCGTACAATCTATCTGAAATCTGTCATGGGTGCTGCGACTAATACCTCGACAGCTGGTATCTTTGATTTGAACACAGATTCCAACGGTCGTTGGTCTGTTGAGAAATTCAAAGGTTTGATGTTCTCGATGGAGAGAGATGCGAACATGATTGCTCGTGATACACGCCGTGGTAAAGGTAACATCTTGATTTGTTCTGCTGATGTTGCGTCTGCCATGACAATGGCTGGTTTGCTTGACTATCAATCTGCCCTTCAGGATAACCTGAACGTAGATTCGACAGGCAACACATTCGCCGGTGTCCTAAATGGTCGTCTTAAAGTATACGTTGATCCGTATGCGAATATGTCAGTACCATATCCGACAGCTGGTACACCAGCTGGTGCGTCTGCTAACCAGTACTATGTTGTTGGTTACAAGGGCACATCACCTTATGACGCTGGTTTGTTCTATTGCCCATACGTTCCGTTGCAGATGGTTCGTGCCGTTGGTGAGAACACCTTCCAGCCGAAGATTGGTTTTAAGACACGGTATGGTTTGATTGCGAACCCGTTTGCAGAGTCAACAGTGGTGAGTACCTCAGGTACTGCTAATGCGAACGTCTACTACCGTAGAGCGCAGATTACTAATCTTATGTAAGAGAAGTTCTACAAAAAAGTGTTCGTCATTATATAATAATAAAGAGCACACACTTTTGGACGCCCCTCCCACCGCAGGGGCGTTTTTTTGGTCTGCTTTCTTATAAATAGTAATGAACATACTAGAGGTCATCTGTGGTACCGTATCGGGCCACGCCTCAATTTAGGAGAAATAAAATGGCAAGATCAGTACAAGTTTTAAAAAATACAACAGGCAGTGTATGTGTAAAAATAGAAGGGGATGATGCTGCAACTACAACATTAGACCCAGCTGGTAATTATGAAATACCTGCAAATGGTCTATCTTCAATTAAGCGTTTAATGTGGACAATGGCAAGTGGAAGTATTACCATTACTTGGAAGGCCAAAGGCTCAGGTACGGATGCAGTAGCTACTCGATTATCTGGATCGGGTAATTGGAACTTTATGCATAATAGTCCAGTGCTTACAAATCCTTTAGGTTTACAAATTGCGACGATTTCTGTTACAGCGGGTGGTAGTGGATACACATCCGACCCTACTGTAGTAATTACACCGCCAACTTATCAGGGCTTAGGTCCTAATGGTTCGCCTTTTGTAACGGCAACTGCTACTGCTGGACGAAGTGGTAATGCGGTTAATGCTGTAACTGTTTCCAATTCTGGTGAGTTCTACACTGATACACCTTTAATTACATTTACGGGTGGTGCAGGATCTAATGCAGCTGCTACTGCTGTAATGGATAATGCTACTGGTGCTATTGCAATTACGAAGGTAGGCGCTGCTTTATTTACACTTGTTATAGACGTAGCTACACCAGCTGGATTATAATGGCATTAAAACCTACTATTCCACCGGCAGCACCTATATCTGTTAGTTCAATTAGGACTGGCACGGTTGGTAATACTACTATCAACCCAGATGCAAGGCAGCCGACAGTCTTTGATTATTCTCAGAGTAATCAATTCAGGATTAATATACCAATATTTCCATTAACGGAATGGTTTGTGGTGAGTTGCAACGTCCCTGGTGTTACTATGGGCCAGGGCGTTGTACCTACCCCTCTATTAGATGTTCCTTTTATTGGTGATAAACTTACTTATGACCAATTCAATATGACATTTATTGTTGATGAGCAATTGAAGAATTATATTGAACTGCATGATTGGTTGGTCAATATGGCAGCACCTCAAAAGTCATCTCAATTTGGTGCTCGAACTAGTGACTATGTGGTACGTCCTAGTCAGCCTACTAAATTTTATAGAGATGGGCAAGAAGTAACAGGCTCTACATCCGATAGAGATTTATACTGTGATATAGAATTGTATATTTTAAGTTCTAAAAATAACCCTGTTGCCAAGATTACTATGCAAGAGGCTTTTCCTGTTACTCTCAGTGCATTAGATTATACCCAGCAAGATGCAGACATTAGTTATGTACAGTGTAACGTATCATTTGCTTTTATGCTGTATACAATTTCCGCCGTATAAATAATCCTGAGGGAGTAGTTAAGATAATCGGATTAGGTATGTAATCTTCCAACAATGTTATTGACGGAAGTATAGTTAGGGTATATAGGCAAGGGTTGGTTATCCTCTGGCTACTTTCTCACCTTTTTATTATGGAGTGAATATGGATTTAAGTGAATTGCAAAAAGAAGTGGATCGTGATATAAAGATTGATGATACTGAATTAGACATCGAAAGTATCCGTACACCACAATTACACAATAAGTATCTAAAACATTATACAAAGTATTCTTTACAATTAAGAAAGGTGCGGGATGACTATAAGTACTTGCATAGAGTGAAGTGGGAATACTATACAGGTAAAGCTGATCCTTCTGTCTATCAAGCAGAGCCTTTTGATTTGAAGATATTGAAATCTGATGTAGGCATCTATCTAGATGCTGATAAAGATTTACAGGAGTTAGGTCAAAAAGAGGCCTACTTGGAGACAGTAGTAAATTATCTTGAGAAAATATTAAGGGAGATCACAAATCGTAATTGGACAATTCGCAACACTATTGAATGGAAGAAATTTCTACATGGTGAGTGATGGACGTTACCCTTACAAAATTTAATGAAGTATATCTCCGTATCAAATGTGAACCTTCCATTGCAAGAGAGCTCTCGGAATTTTTCACTTTTGAAGTCCCAAATGCGAAGTTCATGCCGTCGGTTCGCAACCGACTTTGGGACGGAAAGATTAGATTGTTCAGCCCAGGTACTGGTAAAATCTATCTTGGACTACTACCGTATGTCAGAAGATTTCTCTCGGAGCAAGGGCATAAAATCCAATACGACAGCTCTCTTATCCCTCCCAAAAAATTTGACAAGGAAATTACCACCAAATTTGTACGCTCGCTGGAGAAAGGAAAATTTCGAGCGAGAAACTATCAGATAGATGCAATCCATAATATACTTACTAATGATCGTGGGCTTATTCTTAGCCCTACTGGGTCTGGCAAGTCTTTTATAATATACGCTTTAGTTCGTTACTACCTTAAAGTAATAGATGATAAGAAAATTCTTCTTATTGTTCCTACTACTAATCTTGTTGAGCAAATGTATAATGATTTTGCTGACTATGGATGGTTCCCCGACGAACACTGTCACAAACTCTATGCAGGATCAGATAAAAACACATCTAGAGAGGTGGTCATCTCTACCTGGCAGTCTATCTACAAATTAGATAAACGATACTTCAACCAATTTGGAGCAGTGTTTGTTGATGAATGTCATTTAGCCAAAGCCAAATCCTTAACCGGCATAATGACCAAGTTGCATGACTGTCAATACCGTATAGGTACTACAGGCACATTAGATGGGTCAGAAATTCACCAATTGGTTCTTGAAGGGCTATTTGCAAAACATAAAGAGGCCACTACTACCGCA